ATTCAACGGGTCAACCCGACTTTTTACTATTGAGCGAGATTCAAACTATCATCTGGTAAGTTCCAGATTTATGGTATCATCTCGCCGTTTTTGAAGGAGTAGTATATGACTACTTATGTTTTAGATTGTGGAACTAATAAATCCACACTTTACAATTCTGATACCGACAAGTGCGACATCATTACACACAGCGAAGTTTTGGCGTTACCAGATACTTTGCCAGAAGGTTCAACTCTAATCTCCGAATACTCGCATCTTGGGTGTCAGCGAACAGAGTTCTCTCTATCTCAGCCATTCACGGCTGACGAGCTATTAAGATTTTATAGTGAATTAGAATACAAGAATATTACTTTGAAGTTATTTCCGCAGAAATCAACGCCAAGAGCATGTTCGTACGCTAATCTTCCGAAGTCGGACGAGTCAGACCCAAAGAGTATTTACATTTTAACTAGAGACTTTCCACAAATCTCCATGATGAAACCTCCTAAAACATTTGAGGTTGACCCAAAGAGACTGGAAGCATACGATTATAAGAACTATACTAGTAAGTATATTAACATGGCGAGACGACAAGAAGACGCATACTCGGAAGATGGGTGTAGTCAATGGATTAGAGATAACATTGAATTGTTATTTGATAATCTATCTGACACAGCTAAGTCAGCCTTCTCTAAAGGTACGACGAGCCAGTGTCAAGGTGTAAAGACTAAGCACCGAACCATGAAGAGGGATAAAAGCGGTGAGGTGAGAATGACTACTGTTAGTATGCAGTCTTTGTACGCAGTTATCTGTACACTAATCGACTATGATGGCAACGTCAGAGTTCGTCCATATACCGGAGAAGTCGCAGGTTGGCAGTATATTAAGAGATACATATTATGTATGACTCCATTTCACTTCAGAGGTGGCGTGGCTAGAAGCAATCTTTACTATCACGGCATGAAAAACTGGATTAAGTTTATGGTGCAGGAAGATGGACTAAACTTCAAGGGCAAGAGCAGAGGTGGATTCTTTGAGGATGACAAGACCAAGATCGAAGGCTCCATGTTTACGCCCGAAGAAGACGCAGCGTTTCTTAAATACAGGAAACAGTACGTTGATTCAATCCGTGAGCTTTGGCAACTAACTAAGAAAATTATTACTGGTGATTTGGATTCAGGTGTTCATTCTAAACAATTAGAGTTCATATACTCATCCAAAAACTAGTATATATAATTAAAGAGGTCGAGATTCAACTTGTTATTTGAACTAGATTCAAATTAATGGCATCATTTTGTCCTCTTTTTTTATTTTTTTCTAAAGATTTGATTTGCAAACGACGATACATAAAGTATAATAAAGGCACGGGCGAGATTCAAATGCTTATCTGATAAGATTCAGATTCAGAGGCTCATCTCGCCAATCAGTTAATAACACGTTTTAGGAGAATAAAATGGCAAGACTTGGATTGAATAGTATTTACCAGCGAAGATTAGAAACCCGTAAAGGAGGAAGCGGCAAAAGAATCACGATGAGTTGCGGCGGTGGAATGGCTGGCAGTAAGTGGTACGAAGAAGTAACTGACATAGATATGGAAGGTGAGTTCATTGATGTCATAACAATCGACGGCCAAAGCAAACTGCTAGGTAAACAGTGGGTTGTTAAGATTATAGATGTTGACTTTCATGCTCAGGTATTAGATAAGGACGGTGAGGTTACCATTGAATGGTACGATGTACCAAAGGGTGGACATGTTGAACACTGTAATGTTGAAAGAGACCGTACCCAACCTCATATCATGACTCCGTGCCACATTAAAAGCCTACCAAACTATTACAAAGATAAAAAGAGGAGTTTAGTGAATGTCTAAGGAAAACAGACTTGAGGAGGAAAGAAAGCGACTTGACAAGAGACTTGAGGACGAGAGAAAACAACTTGACAAGAGGCTTGAAGAGGATATAAAGAAACTTGACAAAAAGATTAAAGTTACCTCTTGCAACTGACGATAAGTATTGTATAATCAAATCAACTGGCGAGGTCACAAGTGACGGTGTGATCCAAAGCCGTAACCGAGCAGCATGATATTCCATCCCTTTGTGGAGCCTGCGTAAGTCGGATAAGCCAGTTTTTTTAACATCTTGCCTAGTAGTGTGAGTTCGCACGCCCGAAAGGGAAGACTGGAGTAACTAACCAGCTAGGTAAGACTTTTTATAGGAGATTGAAGATGAGTGAATATAGGAATAGAACTATCTGTGTAGATAAGCATGAGATAGTAGTAGATAGAGTACATGAAATTCATATCGCTATATCGCAAGGCAATGTTATTCAGGTAGAAGGTCTACCAGATGAGTGGGAATATACTGTACATGATGTGGAGCAAGATATAGATGAGTAAAGATCACTACGAAGAGAATGACGAGCGTATGAACATCATTGGACAGAATGGTAATGATGGCCTTCACTATGGCGAGAGTATCATAACTGATGTTTATAATGGTAAGTATGTTTTGATTCAGTTAGTTGACACTACTGTTGAGCTTACTGTAGAGAACAATATATATAGTTTAACAGAAGCTCTAGACCTAGAACAGGAACTACAGCAGGCTATTTATATACTGAAAAAAAATCATGTTCTAGAAGAAGCCACTACATATTCACAGCAGATGCAAGAAGTATTGGAACCTATAGATGAAGATATGGACGCTGTGGGCTAAAGCTCTTGGTGAAAAGGTTGGCGAAGATAAAGAGGCCGACAGGGTAGCCATCATTAGAACATTAATTGTACTACAGGCTGTTATATGTAATGGTCTTATTATTTGGAATATTATAAGGAACTGGTAATGAATAAGTCAAATAAAATAACTGATACAGATTGGTTTTGGGTTTGTGTATTTGTGGCAGTAATATTAATAGGATCAATGGCATGATAGCTTGTGGACAATGTTTATTTAGCATTTCTCAGATTTTAACTGTAGTTTGCACATGTGCTTATCCGATAACATATATAGCAAATAAAGTATTGAGGAAGAAATATGAGTGAAAACGAGGACAAATATAATAACTTCATGATATTGATGTTAGTTGTACTCACTCCTTTTGCTATAGGCATCTGGTTATTTCTGGGGCTTATGGAACTAATATACTAATCATGGAAAGGGTTATAGAAGTGGGAATTTATAGTTTAGCTTGGGCTGCGGGAATTGGTGGCTTTATTTTTGGCACAATGTTTGCAATATATACTATAACTCAGAAAGATTATGAGAAATAAAATGTTAAAAGAAGATATTAAATCCTTGACAGACATGACCTTGTATGTTATACTATGGTACATCGGAGGATACATCTTAGGATACTTTCTAATTTACTTTTTACATTGGATAGGGGTTTTATAATGGGACTAGATCAATACGCAAATGCTCGCAGAGGCGAGGCAAAGACAGACGATGAGGGTTATACCTACTACGAAGACAGTATGGAGTTAGCATACTGGCGCAAACATCCTAACCTACAGGGATGGATGCAAGACCTCTACCACGAGAAGGGTGGAGAAGAAGAATTCAACTGTGTTGATTTGGAATTAACACTTGAGGACTTGGACGCTCTGGAAGAGTCACTTGACGAAGAAGCGTTACCGGAAACCGGAGGATTCTTCTTTGGTACTGACTCTAGCGATCATTATGCAGAAGCAGACCGTGAGTTTATCGTGCAGGCGCGCGCCTCAATCAAACAAGGTTACACTGTTATTTATTCTAGTTGGTGGTAAGGAGATTATTATGGAACTAAAAGATTATCAAATTGAAATTATTGAACGAGCATTATGTTACTTGCAGAATGACTATGATGCTCATGACTTGGAAGACTTGATGTATTCAGGTGCTGAGCTTGAATCAGAGATTTTCCTGATCCAAGAAAAGCTAAAAACAAGACTTACCGAATTGCATGCAGAGGAAAGCAGAGTTGACTAACTATACTTTTACAAATGACTGGTTCTCTGAGGAGAACGGAGAGCCAGTCGTAAGAGAGTTCGACAGATTTCTTTCTTGCTATAAGGACAAGCCATGCAAATTCCTTGAAATAGGTTCTTACGAAGGCATGTCGGCAATTTGGATGCTTGATAATATTCTCACACATGAACACTCAAGGCTTTGGTGTATTGATGTGTGGGCTGAATGGACTGGTGACGCATTTCCTACGTTTGTAAATAATATTAAACTCAGTGGACATAAAGACAAGATTGAGATTATCAAGGGTGATTCAATAGATTATGTAGGCATGTTTCCCAAAGATTACTTTGACTTCATTTATGTAGATGGAAATCATGATGAGAGAGCAGTATTGCAAGACATGCTGTTGTCCTTTAGGGTTTTGAAATCTGGCGGCATCATGGCACTAGATGATTACTTACTATGTATAAGATATCCCGAATCAGAAGGGTCTTTAGCAAATAAAGGTTTAACAAAGGCGGCGATAGATTATTTCCTTGAGTTATTTTCGAGTCAGCTTACGATAATTCATAAAGACTATCAGCTTTGGATAAGAAAGGTTTAGATATGGAAAATAGATATTTGAGTTTAGACATTGGAAAGATTACAGTTTCAGTTAAGATGGATGATGAGGGTATTGCATTAGATGTAATTAAAAGAAGCAACCCAATCGGATTTTCACCACCGGAAGAAGAACTGGTTGAGTCTGCTTGGAAAACGTATAGTGATTTTGGATTCGAGGTCAAAGGATTAGAAAAAGAAGAATGAATTGGCAAGAAGATAGAGAAGAATACCTTTCGTCTGGAAGATTCAAGTCACCAGATGATATACAAAAAAAGATTTTAGACAGAGCGCAAACGAAATCTACGGAGGCTTTGCTGTATTTGTGCTTACTTTTATTTGGAGTTGGTTTGTTAGCCACTCTAGTATACTTTTTAGTTTAGACATGGAGGTTTATAATGAAAAAGTTTTTACCAATTTTAGTTTTATTATTTATTCCGGTATCAAGTGTAAATGCCGCAGAACAATTCAGGCTCGTCCCACTGGACGAATATGTTAAGAGTGCTGGCAGTTTTGTAATTGATACTGGTGCTAAAGTCATCGAAGGAATCGAGACTACGGCATTTGGTCTTGGAGAAATTGTAACTGCTCCCTTGAGAGCAGACTTCTACAAGCCAAGAAAGAAAACTTACTACTTCAAAAAACCAAGACTTGAGTTTCAATATAACTCAGGAAGATTTTACAGGGAGTAGATTATGGCTTGGGCAATACTAACACTTGCGATGTTGCCATTATTTAAGTTAGATAGATTTACTAGACGAGACATCAGAAGATACGATAGAGAAATAAGAAAGATTGAGAAGGAGCATATAAAATGGCTAGAAGAGGATCGAGACATGTTACAGGAAATACTATTACTACAAAAAGCTGGTTTGGCTCACACGCCGAAATGGTTGTAGAAGAATTAACTGATGGTATTGTTGTCTGTGAGGATGACAAAGGAAAGTATATTACAGATACCAAAATGATTGACTCTGGATTTGCTGATCCAAATAGATTTGAACTTAATAGAAAAGTTCCAGAATAATTCTTGCAAACTGGGCTATCTTATGATACAATACTTTTAGTTAATAAAGGAGTCAGATATGCAATATAAATTTTCCTGCTGTAATATGATAGCTCCGGCGGCTAAAAATTATGGTAGATTACAAGAATGTCCAACGTGTGGAAAACAGAATCCCATTATGGAAGAGGTAGATAAAGAAGACCAAGTCTTCACTATTCCTGTTTCGCCTTTCTCAGGTGACAAGTCATTTGAGAATAGACAATGGGGTTCTTTTAAGGTTCTTCTTGACGAGGAATATATCAAAGTAAAAAAGATAGTGGTTAATTCTGGTAAGCGATTAAGTCTACAGCTACATACTAAGAGAGATGAACATTGGTTTGTAGTAGAAGGCTTCGGGACTTTAGAATTAAACGGACAAGCAACTGATATTTCCGCTGGTGATTCTTTTGATATTAAGAAATACCAGACACACCGAGTTCGAGCTTCAGGTCTTAACGATTTAGTTATACTTGAGATTCAAACAGGTGTGTGTCAAGAAGACGATATTATAAGAATTGAGGATGACTTCGGACGAGTTTAATTTAATTAAACGATTGAAATTGTGCAAAGTTTTATTGTCCGAGTCTCCTCTCTGGCCTGTTCGTCTAGGGGTTAGGACTTCAGCTTTTCACGCTGGCAACACGGGTTCGATTCCCGTACAGGTCACTAGTGAGATTCAAAGAGTCATTTAGATTTGATCTAGATTCATCACTTCATCTCACAATTAAGGCTTTGTAGCTCAATCGGTTAGAGTACCGGACTGTCGATCCGGTGGTTGCGGGTTCGAGTCCCGTCAAGGTCGCTGATTAATTTTATAAGGAACCAAGTTATGATTAATTATTTATTTGATGTAGATGGAACTCTGACTCCATCACGAAAGCCGATAGTCGAGGACTTCAAAAACTATTTCAAGTTTTGGATTAGCACTCAACAATCTTCTGGAAATAAAGTATACTTCGTTACTGGTTCTGATAAAGACAAGACAATCGAACAGATTGGTGAAGACCTATGGATGATGGTAGATGGCTGTTATCAAAACTCTGGTAATCAATTATTTTACAAGGGCGAATTAGTCTTCGAGTCAGACTGGGAAATGTGTGACCAGCTAGAAAAGGTTGTTAGTGGTCTTATAGAACAAAGCGGTTGGTATGGAACAGCAGATAATAATATTGAGAAGCGTGTTGGTATGGTTAATATATCTACTATAGGTAGGGACTGTACACATAAGCAACGTGCCGACTATTATGAATGGGATAAAGAAAATTTAGAGAGAGAACGAATTGCAGATATTATCAGATCGAACTTTGAAGAGGTTGATGCCGTAATTGGTGGAGAGATTAGTATAGATATTTATCCCAAAGGCAAAGACAAATCACAGATACTTGGGTGTCTTGAAGGCAAGAATATATTCTTTGGAGACAACTGCTATCTCGGAGGTAATGACTATACTATAGCTGAAGCTGCATATGAAAAGTATCATGTGGCAGATTGGACTCAGACTAGAGACATTCTGGCAGTCATAGATAAGATAAAAGAAATTGAACTAGAACCTACAAAATGAAATATTTAATAAAGTGCTGTAATCGAATTGTCGATGTAGATAATAAACCTATTTGGTGTATCAAGTGTGGCGAGCATGATATAGAGGTTATAGAATTTACAGAAGATACGATGTTACCATGCCCATTCTGTGGTGGAGATGCTATGGCTGAGTCCCTAACTGGTATGTATTGGTATGAGTGCGAAGACTGCACAGCATCTTCTGGACATGCAGACGACTGGGTTAAGGCTAAACAAAACTGGAATGGGAGAAAGTAAATGTGTGATGATCTTTACAAAAACGAATTTGATGCCAAGCTCGCAAAGGCTGAAAGAAAATGGGAGTTTAGGTATAAACAACAATGGAAAAAACAAAAAGAACTCGAAGCGACCATTGATAGACTAAGGCAAAAAATAAGAGAATTAAAGAATGGATGAAATAATTTTCAAGGATTATCGTGATCCATTTCGAGCATTTAATATACATATGTCAATCATATGTGATTTAGAGCAAGGTGGAAAGATAACCGAAGAAGAAGCGTTCACACAAATAAAAGATTTATACAAACAGTTTAAGTATTATTATAAACATACAGTGAAGCCAAAGTTAGAGGCTATGGACAAGGATGGATATTACAAATGAGTGGTAGAGTAGTTATAGTTAGTGGTTATTTTAATCCGATTCATTCTGGTCATATTGATTACCTTGAGTCAGCCAAAGAGATTGGTGACTACTTAATAGTTATAGTAAATAATGACAAACAAGTTGAACTAAAAGGTAGTGTGCCTTTTATGGATGAAGAAGAGAGAGTTAAGATTGTGTCTAGTCTCAGGTGTGTGGACAGAGCCGTAGTTTCTATAGATGACGATCCTACCGTTTGTCAAAGTATAAAAAAAGAATATCACAGGCTACAGGACGACCCGTTCTTTATTGGCATGGCTTTTGCTAATGGAGGAGATAGAAAAAAAGGCGGTGTTCCTGAAGATGTATTAGAAGAAGAGCTTGGAATTAATATGGTATATAATGTTGGAGGAAAGAAAACTCAATCATCCAGCAGACTAATACAAACAAGCAAGATTAGAAATGTATAACTTTAGAGTTGAGAAGTGTCGCAAGTATTTCAAAGAGAACTACTTTGACTTACTTAGAGATTCTGGTGTTTATTTCTGGATTGCGGGAGGCTGTGTTGCCGATAATATATTTGACAGAGAGTATAGAGATGTCGATCTTTTCTTTAGATCAAAGGAAGAAAGTCAGAAAGCTATAGATTTTTGTGTTGCAAATTATGGATTCGATGGTATAAAGAAATACAACATGCTTGAGGCTTTCCTCTCGCACAGAATGGACACTTGGGAGTTCTGGCATTATCCAAACTTTGATGACCTCACTCCAACAGTTTGTATAAAGTATTTTGACTTTACAGTAAATGCGTGTGCCATAGATTCTGATTTGAATTTTTATTATTGCGAGGATTTTTTTAAGGACAACGATAATCGCAATTTAGTTTACACTGGAAATCATTATAACCTTAGCAATGGTAGACATACCACATGTATCAATAGGCTATATCGCTATATGCAAAAGGGCTTTGATCTTAAAAACTTAGATTTTTGGGTAGAGTCTAACGCAGAAAGAACCGATATGATAAATGGTGACACTCATTGGGAACCAGTTATTGAAACACAATTAAATATTATAGTAGATAGATACAATGGCTAAGAAAAAGACATTCAAAAAACAAGAAACTGACGAAGAAGAGCTTGCAAAATTCAAAGAACATATTAAAATGATTAATGAGAAGACTAAGAAGATAGTCGATAAGTACCGAACGTGGTGGGATAAAGAGAAGAGAACATGGAAAGAGGGGTTCAAAGGACATGGACATTCGTAAAGAGCTTTGTGAACATTTTGGCGATGAGCTTTTGTTTGCCGATGGTTATGATGGTGCTATTATTGGGGTTTGTGGTGGACACGATTCTGGAAGGGTTGCTTATTCTGTTACGAAGATGATAGAGATATGTGCTAAAGAGTTATCAGTAGACCCTGATGAAGCGGCTGAATGGCTTGAGTATAATACCTTTGGTGCTTATGTTGGAGAGAACACACCTATTTATGTGGAGAGTAGTTACTAATGGAAGCGTTATTAGCAGGACTAACAGCATGGGGAATTGAACTTACGGTTGCGGGACTAGGGTTTTACTTACTATATAGAGAAGAACAAAAAGTATTCAGGAGACGGGAAAATGCCAAAGAAGAAAAATGAATGTCACATATGTAAAGAGAAGAGTTCAGATTGGTATGTTGTCAAAACCAATAAAGGTAACTTGTACCGATGTTCAGAGTGTTACGAATTAATGTATATGCGTCAACAAAGAGACGACTACGCTAACTATAGAAGCGATATAACATATTTCAAGGATTGATTATACTATGGCTAAAAGAAAAGCACCACAAAAACAATGTCCTGCTTGTGAAGGAAAGTGCCACGCAAGGGCTTCAACATGTAGTTGCGGCCATGTGTTCTTCAAAAAGAAACGATCAATCGTAGAAGATTGGACACAGCTACAGGCAGGTGACGAAATAAAATCAGTTAAAGGTCATGGAAGTTATTGGTTAAACACAGAGACTAGAGAGAAAACCTATATGGGAGTTTATGGTAAACTAATTGTAAAGTCTGTTATTCGTGACGGTATTCTTGCTTTTACAGTTTATAAGGGGTTACAGTCTTCTGTTTTAGAATTTGTCTATATGGGTGAGGCCGGAAAATGGCGGCTGTTAGATAACTATTATCGTCGGCCACATAAATTAATTTGGACAAAATCAAAAAAGAGGTTGAAAAAAGTTTAGTAGTATTGTATAATACTTTTGTATATTGTTTTTTTAATGGAGGTTTTATTATGATTGATTGGTCAACTATTTTGTCCAACAAGACTAGAGTTAAGGCAGTTAAGAAATTCGCAGTAGGCGAAACTAGCGGTCGAGAACTTACGTCAAATTTTGCAAACACCGAAGGTAGTGGAGAAGTTCGTAATCTTCTTCGCAGTCACGGTGTAACTTACGGTCGCCGCCTTGCACGCAAAGCATTGAAGCGACGAGGATATTAATTTTTTTAGGAGTATAACACGATGAATAATTTTGTAACTTTCGAGGGAAACCTCACCAAAGACCCAGAACATAAGACTATCAATGAGACTCGTGACTTGGCCGTATTTCGTATGGCAATCAACGAACGAATCAGCAAAGACTATGAAGAGACTTTGTACATTGATGTCAATGCTTGGGGATATCAGGCATCTTATTGTAAGAATGTCGAACTCTCTAAGGGTGATCGGGTTAGCGTTCGAGGTCGATTACAAGATCGTTCGTGGACGGATAACGATGGCAATAAAAGGTTTTCAATGGTAGTAGTACCAGAAAACATTGGCAAAGTTGTTCGTGCGCCACGAAAGCAGGAACAAGGCTTCGCCTCCGTTGCTGAAACAACTGAAGACGTATTTTAATCAGTGAGAATCTGGCGGGAGGAAACTCCCGTCAGACTTTTTAATTATGAATGAAAATAGAATATATAATAGACTAGAGACAATCAATAATTCACTCCAAGAACTTGAGTCTAAGATTGAATCTAGTATAACTATTAGAGATACAAAAGAGCTTATGAAAAAGCAAAGCAAGTTAATCAAAGAAAGAAACAAACTCAAGAAGAGGTTGTCTAGGAACTATGAAGTATAAACAGAAACAACGTAAAGCCAAGAAGCGAGAGCAGAAGGTGCGGGCAAAATTGTCTCGCCGCAAAAAGGCAAAGTTTTTTGCTGACAAAGAGAAGAGAGAAAGATGGATGATTGATAGAGAGTTTGAGAAGGAAAGAAATAAGATGCTCAGAACTACTGTCAGAAAACCAAAAGAAATTTCAGAAAACACTGAAGAATAATCTTGCAAGCGACGATTAGTATAGTATAATAAGACACGTATCAGGTTAATAACACGTTTATAGGGGATTCAAATTATGAAATTACAAACTAATCAAAACACTATTCAACGATCATCTGACTTTCAGTCAACCAGTTACAAGATCGAGGCTACTGCAAAAGCGTTCTCTATCTTATCAGATGGTCTTTACTCGAATAAGATCAAAGCAGTTATTCGTGAGCTATCTACCAATGCGTATGATTCTCATGTCTCGGCAGGCTGTCCTGATTCCCCATTCCGTGTTCAGCTTCCAACAAGGCTGGAGCCGGTATTTGTCGTGCGTGACTTTGGCACAGGCCTTAGTTATGATGACTGCTTTAATCTTTATACTACTTACTTTGGTAGCAACAAGACTGATTCCAACGATGCTGTTGGTTGCTTAGGTCTTGGCAGTAAGTCTCCCTTTGCTTATACTGACTCCTTCATGGTTGAGTCTTTCTTCAACGGCACTCGCTACGTTTTCAATTCTTACATGAATGAAGCTGGTTCTCCTGAGTTTGCATTGCTACACGAAGAGCCTACCGATGAGCCTAACGGTATGCAGATCAGCATGAACGTAGAGTCTACTGACATTTGGGAATTCGAGAATGAAGCCAAGTCGGTCTTCCAGCACTTTGCTGTCCGTCCAGAGATCAATGCTGAGCTTGAATATAAATCTGAAGAGGTTAAGTTTGGTGGTGACAACTGGTCTGTTCTTAAAAGACGTTCTGGCAACCATGTTATCATGGGTCAAATTTTGTACCCTATTGACGACATGCAGTTTCAGAACGAAGAGACAGACGACATCTGGCGTGCGCTCCGTCAGCTTGGAAGTCTTCGCTTACACATGAACATTGGTGATATTGACATCACTCCTTCTCGTGAGTCTATCTCTTACAGTGGCAGAACTAAGTATAATATTACTTGCGCTATCAATCGCATCATAGAAAGCATTGGAGATAAAGCCAAAGAAGAAATACTTGCCTGTACTAATCTTTGGAGTGCAAGATGGAGGGCTATGGAAATCTTTGACACTGTTGGTAAGATTGGCGACTTAGCAGACGATGTTCTGTTTGAGATAGAATTCAACGGCCAGAAGGTTTTTGAAGATGGTTCAGAATATGTGCAGTTGAGAACAGATGAAGACGTAGCAATGAACATTGTACGTTATGACAAATCAAAATGGCGTGAGACTTGTTCAAGAGAAGATGTATCTTGGATTCGTGCTGGCAAAGGCCATGTCTTCTATCAAGACAAGAAGTCAGGTAGTGTTGCTCGCATAAGACATTTACTCAAAGAGCAAGGTGAAGGTATTGTATATCTTATCCCCAACGGTAAGATAGAGCAGGTGGCTAAGCGTCTTGGTTGTGAGCCAGAGTACATCACCAACGTGACTACTCTCCCTGCTCCTCCAAAGCAAGTATCTAAGACTACATCGAGTTCATCATACGTTGCTGGTCTTGATGGCCTGTACAAGTCTAAAGGTCAATGGTATGGAAATACTTTTAACGTAGGTGTTAAAGAAGAGGATGCTTACTATATTATCCAGACCAGAGGTGACATGGAGATCAAAGGTTACAATGTTGGTACTCGTTATATCAAATCGGCTCTGACTGTTTTGGATTCGCTTGGTGTTGATACAAGTCACCTAAGCGAGAAGTTATTCTATGTAACTCCATCCAAAGCCAAGACCATGAAGCTCGAAGAACGGAATAACTGGCAGGATGGACTAGAATATATCCAAAACCAGATCAAGCGTCAGCTTGTTATCATGACTAATGATCTTACGTTGTTCCATAATTCATCCACCGGCAAGTGGTCTATTGGTAACGAACACACGGGGCGAGTATGTACACTGCAAGAGTTACATCCACTCCTCAATAGTCGTGGAGACTTCTACGAGTTTTCTAAGTTGTTCCATCCAGACTACACTGTTGATAAGGTCGTGTTGTCAGATTTGAAAGAAGTAGCCCAACGTCTGAAAGTATGGACAGATTTTGCAGATAATCTGGAAGAAAATTCAAGTGAGTCACTTGATACTGACGAATTATATGATAGTATGGTAGAGAAGTATCCGATGTTGCAGTTTGCTACAAGCTGGATGTCGGACGAACAGTTACAAGTTATTGCAAATTATATTGATAGTATGGAGGTGTGATATGAAATATATCATTAGTGATTCAGGTGTAGTAAATGCTTTTGTTGGTGGCGAGGCATATACTTTTGACAAGAACCACCACAATTATAATTCTCTCATTCGCCATTTGAAGGGTGGCAATGTAGAACACTTCGAGGCGGCATACGATGTTGCATCTTCAGTAGAACATTTCTGTGATGGCTATGTGCATGTCAAGAATGGAACACTGAACTGGAACGGGATTCCAATGCCAGAACTGTTTACTGATCGTATCTTAGATATGAAGAAGGAGGGCTTTGACTTTGATTCCATGCTGAACTTCATGTGCAATCTAAATGATAACCCATCAGACAAATCTATCCTAGAATTGTTTGACTTCATGCAGAATAAGAACCTGCCGATTACACAAGACGGTCACTTCTTGGCTTACAAAGCTGTACGTCCAGACTTCAAAGATATTTACAGTGGCTCGATTGACAATAGCATTGGTGAAGTGGTTGAGGTTGATCGCTCTAAGGTTGATGGTAATCGTAATCGACATTGTAGTGCAGGTCTTCACGTTGGAGCTATCGACTATGTTACCAGCTACGGCGGTATCAGCTTGGAAAATCACGACAACAATGACAGTGGTGGTGGAAACCAGATCGTCATCTGCAAGGTCAATCCTGCTGATGTTGTGAGCGTACCAAGTGACTCTCGTTTTCAGAAGCTCCGAGCTTGTCGCTACGAAGTAGTTGCAGTCTTTGAAGATGTGTTTGATAAAGCTGTTGAAGTTTTGGGTTCTACGGTTGATAATGTTAGTGTCGCAAAGTACAATGATGCTTGGAAAGAAGACATCCGTGTTCGACTTGAGCGTTTATCAACAGTCCTTAAAGGACAGAGTGTAGGAGTTTAATATGAAGTGTATTGTTACTGGTGGTGCTGGTTTTATCGGGAGTAATCTCGTTGACAGGCTAGTACAAGATGGAAATGAAGTTGTAGTTATCGACAATGAGTCTGCAACATGCAATGAAGATTTTTATTGGAATGACGAGGCAGACAATCATAAGTTTGACATTTGTGATTACAATAATATCTACCCTTTGTTTAAGGGCGCTGATTGTGTATTTCATCTTGCGGCTGAAGCTCGAATTCAGCCAGCCATCAAGAACCCGATCAAGTCTGCGCAAACAAACGTGGTTGGGACATGTAACGTACTTCAGGCCGCTAGGGAGAACGGTGTAGACCGTGTTATCTACTCATCTACATCGTCTGCCTACGGTTTAATTAACACTCCTCCACTAACTGAGGATATGCCAAACGATTGTTTGAATCCATATTCTGTCACAAAAACTTGCGGCGAGCAACTTTGTGATATGTATACTGAACTATTTGGATTGAAGACATTAACGCTACGCTACTTCAATGTATATGGAGAGCGTCAGCCACTTAAAGGACAGTACGCTCCTGTTGTAGGCATCTTCTTGCGTCAAGTAGAGTCGCGCGAACCAATGACTATTGTTGGTGATGGGCTACAGAGAAGAGACTTCACACATGTGTCTGATGCTGTTGAAGCTAACATCTTAGCAATGAATAGCGAATCTGTTAGTATATGGGGACAAATCTTTAACATTGGTTGCGGTAAAAATTATTCCATCTTAGAGCTTGCAAAAATGATTGGCATAAAGTATACTCATGTATCGGAGAGGGTTGGTGAAGCTAGAGTAACTTTGGCTGATATAAATAAAGCCAGATTTTTATTGGAATGGAAACCTAAAGTAGAACTTGAAGACTGGATCAACCAATATAGATTCAGTCAGAGTGCTATGGGTGTAAAAGAATGGATGATTAACAGGAGATAATATGTTACATTCAGGTTCATATAATATTGATTTTATTATGCTTATTGTGCTTGCCTTTTTCTTGCCAGCTATAATAAAGAATTTTATGGTATTGCTTCAGTGGATACGTCATGGAAATACTAATAATATTGCTGACACGGCTCAGGAGGCTTTAGGCAGGCAGCAGCAGTGGAATATGATTGTTGAGTCAGCCATGATTGACGCTATGTCGGGTAACAAATCAGCAAGAGACTGGGTTACAAAGAATGTTTTTTCTGAGGATACACCACCACAAGTTGGAATATCAAACACAGATAATCAAGTAATCCGAGATGCTTACGATGGGCTAAAGAGTTTGGGATACAAATCAAAAGAGTTAAGACACAAGTTAAAAGAGTTATGTGCGAGTAAAACATATGCTAATGTAGATGACTTGATTCAGGATTTTATTAGAGGTGCTTAAATGAATAGATTAAAAAACTCACTATGTTATCTATGCGGTGCTATGGATCGTGTTACAGATGGCGGCGTTGGATGGAGAGGCAATATCACGCCCAAGCTACAAGAGCTTGGTATTGGTGTTCTAAATCCATGCGATAAGCCTAGTGATTACGCTCTGGAAAACGAAGACACTAGAGATATATTAAATAATCTAAAGCGCGCACAGAAGTACGATGAGCTTACTGACCATATGAAACCAATCTGCGCAGTAGACCTTAGAATGGTTGACATCGCTCATTTTATAGTCATGAGTGTTGATGTCGATGCTCACCTGTGTGGTTCTTATCATGAAGCCGCTGTTGCGATCAGCCAAAAGAAGCCAGTGATTGTTATGTGTAAACAGGGCAAACAAAACCTTCCAAACTGGTTATTTGGTGTAATTCCGCATGAAATGGTATTTTCTAACTGGAGTGAAGTTCTTGAATATCTGAACCATATCAATGAAGATGAAGACGCAAAACACTCCAATAGATGGAGATTCTTTGACTGGGAGAAGGTTTATGGTTAATTTCTTTTTTTGTTCCTGCTGTCAAGGTGAGGTAGACACCGAAGATTGTGTATTAATAGATATACTAGAAAAACCAGCAGGTAGAACATATGTATTTGAGTGTCCAGAGTGCGGATACACTGGCAATAGTGAAATCTTAAACGAGTATCAATATGACTTCAAAAAATAAATTTATTAAAGGTATCAATCAGGCTATGGCAGATATGATTGATAAAGTAAGTTACGATCAGCCTATTAGTGAATATGATAAGAAAGCTCTTGAACTTACACCCAAGTATGTTACTATAGACTATATGAACTTACTTTCAGATCCTCCATCTAACTCTAGCGATATCACTCGTAAAGAACTAATGTATCTCTCTAAGATCACATCGAACCTTACAGAGAGACAGTTAGAGCTTATTAAGATGGTTGATGAAGACCCAAACAATCTATTTATGCCGATACTCAAAATTCACGGACTCAAGTTTCCAAAGGATAAATTCAAGGAGTTCTATAAATCCACTCTGGAGCCTGTGATAGTTCAGTTAAAATATAAATTTTTAAGGGCAAGACCTTACCAGCTTGCAGAAAAAATGAGCATCAGTATAAAAGTAACTGAAACAGATAGTCATCATACTCCAGCATATCCTTCGGGTCATACAATGTATGCGGCGTTTGCCGCTTCTATGTTGAGTACAATGTATCCAGATTATACTTCTGATTTCTATCGAATTGCCAATCTTGCTGGAGAAGCTAGAATGTTACAAGGTGTACACTACCCATCAGATAATGATGCTTCGATGGTTGTAGCGTCAGCCATCTATGAAGATATTAAATATGATATGTTTCCAGATATGAAAATAGGAGAAGACAATGCCACTACCGACTAGAAATGATGAAGAATCAGCTAAAGACTTTATGCCTCGTTGCATGTCTAGCGATAAGATGAAAGAAGAATACCCAGATAATAAACAAAGGCTTGCAGTTTGTATGAATCAATCAAGAGCCGCTATGGATGGAGACTTGATTTCTATGGCTAGTGAAGAAGTTTATTACGAAAGACTAAAAAGAGAAGCTAATATATCTTTAGCGGAGTTAGCTATCTTTATGGGTCTACCGCTATAGTTTTAAGGGGGTGAACTGGAATCGACCAGTAATAAAGTTATTGATTGCATGTAGTAGTTGAACGAATGGCTACTTGAAAAATCGTTCATATTTTTTTAAGTGTAGAAGAGAATTTCGCACTAGCCGCTTAATGCGGCAGGGGTATCACAGCCCTGTAAACCAAATAGTGATGATGCAGATAATTCCGCTAGAGTATATATACTTGAACTAAATATATATGATAACAATAATTTGTTTGACTCCGATAATTCGGATAGCCTAGTATGGTGGGCGATAATAATTATACTAAACATGTAGAAGTTAATAATAATATTATGTGGCACGCGGGTTCAAATCCCGCCACCTCCACTTAGTAATTATATTACTTTTTTATTTTGGACAACCGTAACTACGCTGACAATGGTTTTTACGACCTTGAAATTTTTTTGGTGGAAAATGTCAAACGAAACATTTATTGTTCCGGTAAATCCCGGATTATTTTGTAACAAGCTAATAGTTTGTACTGTCTATTCAATACTATCTGTCAAATATAATAAGTCAATATCTTTCTCTAACTACGGTCAAGACTATTTGCCATATTTATTTGAATTCTTAGATGAAGAAAAATTAGACATAACTGATACTGCTCTCTCTGATTGGCAACCTATACCGCAAGAGGTTCTAGACTTAGGATGCAAAAATACCGAATATCTACAATGTAGTGGAACAGCTAAACTTTTTGCAGAAAATTTACATCTGGTATTTAAGGATGAAGTTATAAATCAAGAACCGATAGATGGTCTTTTTGTACACATGAGGCTAGGTGATATAGATGAAAAATACAGACAAGATAGAGATTATTATGATCTAGCATTGCAAAAAATACCTAATTATCAAAATATGAAAAGATATGTTACCTCTTCTGAGCTTCACTCTGAGACTGTAAAGTCTTTTGCTAAAGAATTTGACTTTGAAATATATAAGGGAGGAAGAGAAGAGACTTTGAAATTTGGTTCAAGGTTTACCAACAAAATACTTAGTCAAGGTACATACAGTTGGTTTATGGGTATTTTAGGTTCAAGTAATAATATTATATATCCAGCATTTTACGAAGACAAAATATGGCACGACCCGACACTTTATGAGCCTACTGATTGGCACTGCTTGTACTACCGCAACTAAACTGACAATGGTTTTTGTAACCTTGAAATTTTTTTTGAGCATTTTTCATCGAGATAAGTTATAGTATAGTGGTTCCTGAATTTGTTTTGAGCGTTGTCCCCCAACGGCGCTCATGAATTAGCGCCATCTTAATTTCCCCTATAGTTAAGGTGGCGCATTTTTTTTGAAAGAAACTAAATGAAAGATGTAAATGTTTTTTTTATTGAGAACAAACTAGAAATAGAAGCTGATGGCAATTTAGCTTATCAATCATTGGAAAAGCAGTTGAAAGAAAACAAGCTGTCATATTTTATCAAGAAGTTTGCTTCTAATGAACTTCCCACATCTAGTAACTCTTCATTAACCTTAGTTTTTCTAGAAAATTCATCCGTTCCAAAAAACTACATAAAAAACATTATTGCTTTAGGCCATATGGTGCAAGATTTTTCTATCTTATGTGGTGATGTGAATCCCGTCACCCCTACGATACCTAATGATGCCTTCACCTCTGAGATATTAGAATATTGTCATTCATATAATCTGGCAAAATATTATAAAAATTTGGTTTGTGATATAACAGATGAGCCTGATAACTTTTGCCCTTCATATAATATAGCGATCAATTCTTCAGTATATAATAAAATTGGAGGCATAGCACCAATATCGTCACCGAAAGGTTTTATAAACAATGACAGAGGATTTGTACTGACTTCTTCTAAACATGGCAAAATAATACACTCAGAATTTTTGAAGACTTCAGTACACCTTTCAGAATCAGATTTTTCTTTGAAATCAATATCAAAGTATTTTTATAATCAGGGATTCCTTGCGGCAATGAATATAAATTTTAAGAAAATGCCCCACTTTGAAAGAATCTGGAAACAATTTGTGGAAACGCCAGAGTCTTTAGATCACAGGGTTTTAGGGAGGCTAACATTTACTTCAGAGAAAAATTCTAAGGATAAGAAAATCTTCGCTGAAAAACTAGCTATGATTAAATGTTCTTATCAGTCTGGTTTATTTGAGGGCTTGTCTGGGACAGTGTTATAATGCTAGCTTTAAATACTTCACAGTGTACAGGCTTTAACATACATAGGAGTGGTTGGAATTATTGTATATCCTCCCTTAAGCCTTTTCATTCTAATCACGGTATATTCGTAGATGGCTTTGTAGAAGACAATTTCTCTTGGAAAATAGAAAACTACTACTATAAAGACTCTGATCACATCCCTTACACTGCGGACTGGATAGGCTTTATTCACAATCCTCCAAATCCACCTGAATGGTTTGACAATTATAATAGTCCAGAAGCTGTTTTTTCTAGAGATGTATTTAGAAAATCGTTAGATCATTGTGTAGCGCTAGTATGTCTTTCGGATTATTTAGCAGATTGGGTTAAGTCAAAATGTGACGTTCCGGTGATATCAGTTAAACATCCAACAGCAACCAACATAAATAAGTGGGAACCGGATAAGTTTTTATACAAAAAAAGACCTGAACTGGTTCAGGTTGGTTATTGGCTTAGAAGAATGTTCTCAATATGTGAAGTCAATGTTCCATACCCGTTTATAAAAAAATGGCTACCAAGTAATTATAAATATGCAAATTTACTTTTAGATTTTGAAAAAAGGACATTCCTACATCCATCTGATAATAAGGCTAGATGGTCTGGCGTTGAAATGTTGGAACGCATTCCCGATAAAGACTATGATGAAATGATGACTAGCTGCATTGTATTTCTTGATCTGTACGACTCTTCAGCTAACAACGCTGTTATCGAATGTATTGCAAGAAATACACCCTTATTAGTTAATAGACATCCAGCAGTAGTAGAATATTGTGGAGAGGATTACCCACTGTACTTTGATAGCCTAGACCATGCTTTTGAATTAATCTGTGACTTTGATAAAATTTTTGCAGCACACGAGCATTTTAAGAACATGGACAAACGCTGGATTAATGGCAGCTACTTTGCCAATAACTTAACAACTAAGTTAGAAAGATTAATACCATGAAAAAATGTTGCCCAACAGAAAGACATTATTGTACAAGGCCATTCGAGTTCTTTGAAACTTACGATGATGGCAGTATTGGGTTTTGCTGTCCTTCTTGGTATAACAATTATGAAATAGGAAACATAAATGACAATTCTGTTGAAGAAGTCTGGAACGGCGAAGCCGCACAGGAATTAAGACGTTCTATTTTAGATGGATCTTTTAAATATTGTGATGAAAAAGTATGTCCACATCTGTCAACAAAAACTCACTGTGTACAAACATTACACCAAATAGAAGTTGCGGGCGACAAGGGCTGGGATTTAGTTGCGGATGATATAAAAAACAACAGGACAATATTGAATCATAGTCCTCTTCAGATTCAGTTTGGGTACGATAGGTCATGTCAGTTGGCATGTCCATCTTGCAGGCTAGAAGTGATTATGGAGGGTGGAGCAAGAAGAGAATTTATTATTGGATTACAAGATAAGTTAAGAAAAGAAGCATTTAAGGATGCTAAGACTTTTACAATTACAGGCTCCGGCGATCCTTTTGCTAGTCCGGTCTTTAGAGAATTACTAATGACACTCAAGGAAGAAGAGGCTCCAAGTTTAGAATACATTCAGCTTTTGACTAATGGGCTTTTGCTTGATAAGTATTGGGATAAAATATCAGACTTTGCAAGGGAAAAAATACAACACATCTCAATTTCTATAGATGCGGCATCAGAAGAGATATACAAAAAAGTTAGAAAGGGCGGTGACTGGAATCGCTTAGTAGAAAATTTAAGTTTTGCGAAGAAGCTAAAAGATGAAGGGGAAATAATATCATTTAACACCAGCTTTGTTATACAAGACGAAAATGTTGAAGAGATGTTAAATTTTGTTGACTTATGTGCAAACTACGATGTTACTCTTGTACAGTTTCAAACATATGAACCAGATTTTTTAGACTTTACTGAAAACTTTTTACCTATTTGGTATGAAAGAGCCGTTCAGGAAAAAACACACCCTAAACATTCAAAACTCATTAAAGCATTACATCATCCAAATATAAAAGCTAGATATTTAGATTATCTAAATTGGGAAACAACACATCAAGAATGGGAAAATGGCTACGCTACAAAAGTTATGATTGGGGGTTTAAGTTCTGTCCTGCTTCACGGAGAAGATATATCTCAATTAGAAGCTAACTTGTTAAAGTATGGATATAAAGATGTATATTATAATGACAAACTTCATATTATAGAAGACAAATACTTAGAAGCTTTTGAAGATACAGAGAGAGTAAAGTTTGGAGAACTTGATCTGGTCTGGGATGGCTCTCAAAATAAATGGCTAACTCATGGAGATTGGAAAAATCGACAGATTCTTCTTGGGTTATTTGAGGCTCCTGTTTTTAATGAAGAAAAAGAATATGAGCTGGACAAGATAAATATGGACGCTGGAAATAGTGACCTCCCAATAATTGATACATCTAATCTATTTTGCAAACAGCCATTTGAAAATTTTGAAGTAGATGGTAATGGAAACGTAAGAACATGCTGTGCTTATTGGATGAATCAAACAATAGGAAACATAAATCATTCGCCTATAGAAGAAATACTTAACTCAGAAGAAGCTAAAAAAATTAGAGCCTCAATTTTAGATGGAAGCTTTTCTTATTGTAATAAACAAACATGTGCTAGGCTACAAAGTAAAGGCACTTATGACGATCAGTCTGGTCTTTTCTCAAAAGATAAAGTGACAGATTCTCGATATAGAAAAATTATAGATGAAAACATAGTAGAAGTGGAAAGAATCAAGCACATTAACTTCCTGTGGGATGACTCCTGCAATTTAAAATGCCCGAGCTGTAGGATAAGTTCAATATTACATACTTCAGGCAAGAAATATGATGATGCCGTTGAAATACAAAATAAGATAATGGATTTTGTTTTAAATGAACAACCCAAAGGTGAAACATCGTTAAACATTACTGGGTCTGGAGATGCTTTTGGCTCCAAGGTTTTTAGAGACTTTTTAATAAACTTTGATGGAGAACAGCACCCAGAAATTCAGATTAATTTGCAGACAAACGGTGTGATGTTTACAGAAAAAATGTGGCGATCAATGCACAAATGTCATAATAATATAGGAGAGGTTTTAGTCTCGATTGATGCTGGCACAAAAGAAACTTATGATATAGTTAGGGTTGGTGGTAATTGGGACTTGTTGATGAAAAATATTCAGATGCTATCCAATCTGCGACTTGAAGGAAAAATAAAAGTTACACTAACTCTAGACTTTGTAGTACAAAAACACAATTACAAAGAAATGCCTTTAGCTATTGAGTTAGCCAACTCTTTAGAGGGTGTTGACAAAATGAAGTTTTCTCTTGTTACAGATTGGGGAACTTGGAAAAGAGATGTTTTTGAAGACCACGCCGTATGGATGGAAAACAATCCACTACATGAAGATTTTGTAAATTCATTTAACAATGAAATTTTTTCAGGTGACAAAGTAGACTTAGGAAATGTGTATCACTATTATGAATTAGCTAGAGGTAAAGAATGATTAATATAACAGCACCAATAAATTCGCTTGGGTATGGTGTAGCAAGCTATAATATTATTAAGAGTCTATTAGTATTAGGTCAAAATATAAATTATATCCCGATAGGGCAACCTGAAATAAATGATCCGTTTATCAATAATATAATTATGTCTTCGACACATGAGAAGACACCATCTGTAAAGATTTGGCATCAACATGAGTTACACGGACATGTTGGTAAAGGTATGCACGTTGGCTTTCCTATATTTGAACTTGAAAGATTTAACGACATAGAAAAACAAAGCATCAAATATAACGACAGAATATTTGTATGTTCTAAATGGGCTAAGCAAGTTATTGAAGACCAAACAAATGTAAATACAAAAGTTGTGCCTTTAGGTGTTGATACAGATATTTTCAAGCCGTACAATTCCAGCAGGCCAAAAACTATATTTTTTAATTGTGGTAAATGGGAAGTTAGAAAAGGCCATGATGTTTTAGCTCAATGCTTTAATACAGCGTTTGACCACTCTGACGATGTTGAGTTATGGATGATGTGTCACAACCCCTTTTACTCGGCTGAACAGCAGCAACAATGGGAAAAGCTTTATAAAGATTCTCCTTTAGGCGACAAGATTAGAATTATCCCAAGACAGAATACACATACAGATGTTTATAATATTATGAAGCAAACCGACTGTGGTGTATTTCCAGCAAGAGCTGAGGGATGGAATCTAGAACTACTAGAAATGATGGCTTGCGGAAAACATGTCATTGCTACTGAGTATTCTGCTCACACTGAGTTTTGCAATGAAAAAAATTGCAACCTTATCTCGATAGATAATTTAGAGCCAGCTCAAGATGGTGTTTGGTTTCATGGTCAAGGAATGTGGGCATCTCTAGGAAATAACCAGATAGAGCAGATTGTGAACCACATGAGAAGAATTCATAAAGAGAAGCAAGAGGGTTTGCTAGAATCTAATATTGACGGTATATATACTGCAAAAGAGTTTTCTTGGAAGAACTCTGCTGAAAAGTTTATAAAAGGTTTAGAATAAACTTGCCTATTGTGTATTAGTACGTTAGAATAGTCTTAGTCAACCAATACATCTTTAAAGGAGATAAAAAATGGTAGATAAACTAAAGAGCTTGGTGAGATCGAAACGTTTTTGGACTGCTGTCGGTACTGTTGTTACTGTAGCACTTCAAGATGTTGTTGGTATCCCACCAGAGACGGCCACTAGCATTGTTGCAGTTGCTGTAGCATGGATTGTTGGTGATTCTCTTCGTCCAACGGAATAAGACATATTTGAGGATCATGATTCGGAGTCTAGCGCAAGACGCGCTAGGCTCTTTTAATAAATGAGGAACAAAATGAACATAGACTTTATATCTGCAGCGGAGTCTCATTACAGAGCTAAGATGGATGAGGCTGGACTTACAATGAAAATTTATATGACATCATCAGTTGGTGTTGGAGAACATCCTCAAGTTTTTGAAGAGTTCAGAAATTCGCTAGAAGCTTATAAAGATGCAAGAGAAAATTTTCAGTTAATTCAAGAATTAAAAGCGCAATATATTAAGACCACACAAGATCAAGAAGAAGTAGCCGATGAAAATTAAGTTGTCTATACTTCCCGTCACTTTTGAAGACTCTAAAAGTATTTTAGATGCTAATAGAAATAGTCTACTACTTGATGATGATTATAAGGTTATATCTCGTTTTTTTTATCAAGACACTGTTGAAGATTGTCTCAACAAACTCTCGTCAGAATTCATAAAATATGATACTGTCTGGCTACAATACAAGCTTGCAGATTTTTTTAGAGTATCTGATAATGAATTTGAAGTAGTCTACTATTCCCACTTTCCATATGTAGCTGGTTTTAGTAAAAAGGGCAAAGTGCTAAACCTAAACGATACAGATAGTTTGAACAAGATCGGAGAAAGACATGTCGGAACATTATCAAAATTCACAACCACTAGATTTGCCTTCTAGCTCTTATTTTACTGTCTTTGTTGAGCCAGAAACTTTCGATATATATTTTAAATGCGGATGGGGTAGCTCCATAGAAGATCTTTCGTCATTTGCTTCTATGTTATACAGGGTAAATTCTGGATACTATGAAGATGATATATTAAAGGAAATAGAAAGACAATGCACAACCTCTGGTGGAGATGGGGAGGAACAGTTCTTTGCCTTCTTGTCGGTTTATGACGAATTAAAGAGAGATGCAAAAAAAAGCGATTTGGCAGTTAGACCAACTCAAGTTAAGTTTGAATAGTGTGTATAATATATAAGATCAAAATTCAAAAATACAATAAACGTGGAGGCTAAGAGATGTCTAGAAAAGCCACGATAGCTTGGGAAAGCTGGAACGCAATAGTTGATGAAATGCTCAGCGAAGATCCTATATCTCTTCTAGATGCAAATCTAACAGAAGAAGAAATAGAAATGATGGAGAACATGTTAAAGTATGCTCCAATCGAACCAGCTCAACCAAAGGTGTTATACACTCCTTACGGTCTATTCGCTGCAGAATCAATGTTAAAACCTTCAAACAGATGGGATTGTTGGTTTTGCTATACTTCTTTTGATATTACCAATTCTATGGTAAAAAACATTGAAGAAATTCAAGGCGTAGAGTCGATTAAAGTATTATCAAGATATACAATGTTTATAGGAATTGGAAAACTTTTCAATTCTACACTTGTGAAACTTGATATAGAAGATACAATATCAGATAGGAATGATTTAGTTTTGGAAATTGAGGAGACTATAGAGATGGTCAAAACTCAAGTGTCCGAAAAACCTTACTGGGCTATATTCATTAGTCCCACAGCAGAAATTGAGTATATCATGTCAGATACGTTAGATGATGACTATCTGGATGATTTAAATAAATTTGAAAACTTACGTGATAAAATTGGTGGAACCATATTAAGGAGCAAGAATGAAGAGACAACTTAAATTGAAAACTAGAGACCTCGATGAGGCTTTGGAAAACATTGATTACAAAAAAATTATGGACTCTGTATGCGGCAAATACTCTAAAAGTGTAGATCCAGACGACATATCTTCTCTGAGATTAGAAATACTTTGGAAATGTTTGAATTCTTTTGATGAGTCAAGAGGTGTAAAGTTTACAACATTTTTATATCAGCAATTGAACTACGCTATGATGAACCAGTTAAGAATTCGACGACGAGAAAAAAACGGAATCCCATTTGACATATGCCAAGTACCGAAAGATAATATTGAAGTTCTATTATCTGACCTAGATGACAACCAAAAAAAGATTCTCAAACAGCGTTATTTAGATAGAATGACTATGGTTGAAATCGGAGAAAAAAATGGCTATAGTAGAGAAACAGCTCGAAGGGCAGTCAATAGTGCCCTATCTGTTTTCGAGGATAAAGACTAATGAAACTAGAAGTCCTGTGTAACGAAGCTAATTACAGTTCGGTCTTGGAGTGCATATTCAATTCGGCAAATAGTAGAGTTGATACAATATGCACCCCATCAGGGCTTTTATCTAGAATAGACGAATCCTTAATTAAAGAGCATTGCACTTTCTCTGCTATTGTAGACTACCCCTACGGTATATCTGATACTGCCGTTAGAATACACGACATAATCTTAGCAAAGAGGCGAGGAGCAAAAAGCATTGACT